AAACAACCCGGTCAACTGGAGGGCTGGTTTCGCAATCTTGACGTTTATCAACGGCAAGCTCATGCCACCAGAGCTGGCAGAGGTTGTTAACGAGGATGAGGGTCTAATCTACTTCCGCGGCCAACTGCTAAAGGTATGATCCAGCTGACATCCACCATTCTCAAGAATATGTACACCATGCTTGTGGTGTGCAAACCTTTTGATAATTGGAATATGCCTTTACCAGAGCAGATTAAGTTCATCGTGGATCACGATCCTGACACCATGGGAACCTACCTCTACGATGATGGGGGCAAGCATGAACACGTCATTACGATTTCGGCTGCTCGTTGTGGCTGGCTCGAAACAAGTATTCGTACCATGGCGCACGAGATGATTCACGCTAGTCGGTGGAATACCTCAACAGCTGCTTGGCAGAAACACGATAAGACCTTCCGGCATCGCGCCAAGATGGTAGCGGATGAGCTAGGCTTCGATCCACTAGAGCTTTAATATACTTATAGGTATTGAAAGATAACTTTAATATAACTTTAAGGTTATAAAAATGTTACGTTATGTATACATATGGTAACGATTATGTACAAGATTATGTACAAATGTTACCTATTGTTAACAAAGATGTTACTTAGTGTGCAATATGTTACACATTATGCGGTGATTATTTAGTGGCCAGAATATAAAGCCCCACATTACTAAACGCATATCCGCTATACACCACCGCCATAGGCACATTACCCTTGAGTCCTTGCTCTACAGCTATGTAGCCATAGATCAGGCCTGTAACAATAATCAACCAAGAACTCACCTACTGGCTTTTCTCAACGCAATATGCTTTTGTAGGATGTGCCAGAACTCAGACTTGATAATCATTTTTTCCCCTTGTGCATGAAACTTTAATAAAACATTAATCACCAGCCCAGCGTACACCAGTTCTGTTTAGCCGTAGGTTAATGCTGGACTCCATATCATTGGCTAGTCTGCACAACTTGTGGCTATCGGACTCTTCATCTTCTGTAGAAATAAAGCCAGCAAAGGGTACCGGCTCAGTATTCGCACAATGGTGAACCTCATCAATTGGCAACGGCTCGCCACAATGGTCGCAGCTGTGGCGCATCGCCTCTTCTCTATCGTCAGTTGTAAACGTGGTCATCACATTCTCCTCAGTTAATAGCGATATCGCTATAGGAGACATTCTTTCTGAAAAAAATAAAAAAGTAAAGGGGGTGTTGTTATTTTATTTCTACGTCTTCAATATCGGGTGGCTTAATATTGATGCCAATAACCGATGGCCTATCCGAATCATCTGGGCTATCCAGCAATCCAGAGGCCTTGGCCAGCAATCTTAGGACTCCCACCTTATCGTACAGCTCCAACTCTAGGTTCCCATCCTTATTTACTCTAATCGTCTTGATGGCTTGCAGAGCGTGTTCGGGAATATCCTTAGATGCCTTGACTTGGATCTTGCCCTGGTCATCCCACTCCATAATATCCGTAATCTTGGTGTTGGCCATACAGAGTAGGCTATAAGCCACCGCCTCCTTATTCTCCATAATGGTAGCGGAGCGCTCTAACCTCTTCTGTATTGACCTGATCCCACCCCAGTTCTGCATGGAGGGGATCTGCGTACTCAGATTGGACTTAACTCTAGCCATCAGAATGGAATATTGCTATCTGACTTAGGCATCTCATCATCACCGCGAGCAGTAAACCCAGCTTGCTTGGGCTTGCCGATCTTACCGGCTAGATACCTCTTGCCTGTCTTGGCCTGTTTCTCATACGCATTGAACCAATACTCAAGGCCATCAGCCAGCTTGATACTGCCTGTCCAATCTGCATCTGTTTCTCCACGCTTTCTGTCGTTGACGAATAGCGTAAAGCTACCTTCTTTCATTTCATATTTCATTTATTGCTCCTCACTTATGGTTTAAATTTACTTTCTTCTATTGCCTCTACTACGTTTGCTGAATCCGACAGCCTCTGAGACTCCACTATCATCGCATGAACAACTGCTTGTAGGGAGAAACCCTGTCTCAGTAAGCCAAGGCTACAGCTGTGCAGCTCTCTTTTCAACTTCTCTTGCTCTTCCATATAACCTCCTTAAAAAAGTGGGGAAAATTTGAGTCATGTACCCCGCCCCTAGTGGCAAGGTGGGGGGGAGAGGTATGCCGCCTCGCTGGCAGACAGCCTCCAGCCAAGCGCAGAGGGCATTGTGCTTTCTTTGTACACACCCACCTCTGCCTGTGCCGTATGCATACCACCGATTGGGTACGTTACAAGCCACGACTGTAGTCAATGATTGAGTCAGGCCGCTCTGGTCTGGCTCTCAACCACAGCTCTAGGTCATGTGCGAACTGTTGATTAGTTAAACCTATCGATTCTGCAATCTCGATAGCTTTTAGGTCTAAGTCATTTATAGTCTTTTTGTCTATATACACTTTTCCATATAACAACTCAACTATCTCCAACTTGCTGTTATAAGGCGATACAGGCTCTCCATTGCTCTCAATCCCTTGTTTGCTATCCACATATTCCCCAAGCGTTTTAACTGCCTTAGCGTTCGTTTTAGACCCCTTCTTAGCCATCTCTCTCTCCTCTTTCAAAATCATGTATGGACTTCTTCCGTCCTCAGTATTCCTAGCGAGCGCCTCAGCCAATCCAATATCCTCGCTGTAAACAATCCGCATCGTTGATGTATGAGATAGCCTGGCACCCTTGTTGAGTCTCTCAACGTAATGCAGCTCTCGTAGCTGTTTCATCTGGCTGGTAACAGTTCTGCGACTAACACTCAAATCCTTAGCCAATCTCTCTTGACCAACCCATGTAATCCCACTTCGGTTCGCATACGCACACACCATGCAAAGAACTCTGAGCGCCCCAAGACTCAGGCTCTTATCCATTACAGCTCGCAATGGCACAATCGCTATCTGCCTTCGGTCTTGTGGCTTTGGCTTTAACTTAATATTAGGTTTCTTTGGGATATCAAAATTCATTTGAATAGAACCTCACCCGCTTATATAGCGAGATATCTCTTTTCAGAGAGTGTTTATCGTTTATCGCTGTGCTTGGGTTGTTCACCTCCACGATGCTAGGCCCGATCTCTTCGATGGTCATCCCTCGTGATTCAGCTGCGTTTATCTTGGTCTGGCAACACTCCATTCCAAAGGGCTGGGTTATGGCCCCGAATTGATGTTTTAGCAGATTAGTCATGGCTTTGTAAAGTATTATCTTTCAACTCAAATTCACCCATCTCAACTGTCCACCAAGAACAATGACATTGCTTGCAGACTCTACGTCTCTTAATCCAGTTCTTAGTCTCATGCGCTCTGGTCTCCGCTACCTTAATCTCGTGGCTATCACAGCCATCATTAACACAAATCATTGCTCTTGCTTTCTCTTCCAGATATCTAACATGGCTGCGTACAGTTCAGCATAGCCAGCCTCGCCACGCACATCTGCCACTTGCGATAAGTACAGTTGCCGAGTTCGCTTGGATCTAAACTTTCGAAAGACCCATTTGGCCTCGCAGTACACGCGATATTCGTTTGAATAGGATCCAACCTCTCTGCCATCCGGCAAACGAACCAGCCTGGATGCTGGGTGAAGTTGACCACAAGCGAAACACGCGAGTCGTAATACATCTACTTGGTCTCCCTCTCCATCTTCCTTCGATAACAATCCTTGCACATCCACCGCTTGACTCTGCCCTTTGCGCTTATCTTCCAATATCCACCCTCAATCGGTATGCTGTACTGACAATTACTGCACCAGCGCTTGCCTGTAATACTGGACTCAGCCTGGACAGCCTTTGTGTATACGTCTTTATCGTGTGTACCCATTACTTGATTTCTTCAATCATTACTTTGATAGAGCCACCCGGCACAATCTGTGAGCCACGATAGATCGACAGCTCATCTACTTGGCTATCATCATCAAAGAGGCCAGCATCTTGCAAGCTATCCAACACGCTCTTGATCCGGTTATCGATATCGAATACTCGCTTATCTCGTGGCCATACAACCATGCTGACAGATAATCTCTTACTGCCCATCTTGGGGAAGTCGTTACATGAAACGTACTCGGCCACAGCTTGCTTGTATTCGCGCCCAGCTTTACTCATGTAGGTAGCATGAGCGCCCCTACGATAGTAAGTATTGACCGATGGTGGGAACGGCAGCTCTAGAACAATCACGCAAGCATCTTGTTAAGACGTTGCGATAGGTCTCCATGCTTAGAAAGAGAAGACCGCAGCTCATCATTAATGATTACAGCTATAGGTTTCTTACGTTGCTGGGCAGTCTGCTCTAACAATGTTCTAACGTCTGGGCGCAGTCGCACCAGGAATGGCTTTAATTCGGTCATTGTTGGCCTCTTTTGGTTGAGATATCTGATTGTAGACTAAATATAGCGTAATAAGATTAGGGTAAACACCTACCAATTTAGTTAAAAAAAACTACATTTAGTTCTTGACGTGTGTTTTGGGTGTGGTAAATTAATGACTAAGCGATATCGCTTATTTACTAACCACCCAGATAGAGGAGTTACAAATGAAATACACAGTACATCAAATCAACTTATCCGATGACCAATTTAATGCTCATCGCGATGTATATCTTGACACAACATTTCGCCCAACAGTTCAGTCTGTTCTTGCTGCTCGCGGTTTGTATGCGCCAGTTGCAGAAATTACAGCTGAGTCGTTATCGCAAGTTTTTGACATTGGCAACATTGGCCCAGAGTCCAGCATTAAGCGCCTGGCTCCAATGCATAGCATCTCAGTTGGAGATGTGATTGTTGACGAAATGGGTCAAGCAGTTTTTGTTGCTCCTGTTGGCTTTGTGCGTGTTGATGTTATTGCCCAACACTTTGCAACTGGTGTGATAACAGTTAACGCAGCCTAATTAATCGCCCCCGCAAGGGGGCAACCAACTACCAATAAAGGAAAACAAAATGGACTTAATCACAGCAAACAAACAGTTAACAGCAATTATCGAAATGTTGAATAACGGAGACAAGAATGACTTTGTTATGTACGACAATTTTTATAAAAGCATCCATAACAAAGCAGCTGAAATTGTCAATATTATTAACAAAGAAGTTAAGTAATTAACCGCCCCTCCGGGGGCAATTAACCACCCAGATAGAGGAGTTAACCATGTTTGTAACCTACTACAGAGTATCAACACAACGTCAAGGCCAATCAGGCCTTGGCTTAGAGGCACAGCGTTCTGCTGTACAGGCTTTCTTAGCTGGCAAAGAAATCATTGCTGAGTTCACCGAGATCGAGTCTGGCCGTAAGAACAATCGCCCACAGCTGGCAGCTGCTCTTGCATTGGCTAAGAAACAGAAAGCCACACTCGTGATTGCTAAGTTGGATCGTCTCGCTCGTAACGTGCATTTCATCTCTGGCTTGCTTGAGTCTAACGTGCAGTTTGTTGCGGCAGATATGCCAGAGGCAGATCGCACATTCCTACAGATGGCTGCTGTGTTTGCTGAGTGGGAGGCAAAGAAGATATCTGAGCGCACCAAATCAGCTCTAGCAGCTGCCAAAGCTCGCGGTACTGTCTTGGGTTCACCAGCTCCACAGATCGGTTCTCAGGCTGGTTTGAAAGCAATTAGCGACCGATGTGAAGCATATTGCAAAAAAGTCGCGCCTTCTTTGCAAGATATTGTCAGTAAAGTCGGAACCAATCTGCGTACAGTTGCTGTTGAGTTGCAGTTGCGTGGTGTAAAGACCGCCACAGGTTTAGATGTATGGCATCCCGCCCAGGTAGGCAAACTATTAAGGAGAGTGCAATATGCTTGATTTAATCAATACTATTCTTGCCCTGATGTACATCACAGGCACCTTGCTTGTGATTGCTGGGCTGGTCTTGGGTATCTGTGCTGTTGTGCAGAACACCCAGTTCTACGCAAGATGGCAGCGCAAGCGCAGAGAGCGCATGGCCGAGAAATTTATGGAGAGTCTAAAAAAATGAAAGCATGGAACCAACACAACCAATCTTCCAAAGACTTGTACAAGTACAAGCCAGAGGACAGCGTCCTTGACCGCGTTATCGCCACGCTCTCGGTCATTGCATTTATCTTAATCGTGGCACTTTCATAAGGAGAACTATGTCTTTTACCGACATCAACAAGCACTATGTGCCATCGCAGAAAACAGATGTGATGGCCACATTTATCAAGCATGGATTTCAGCCCCCATCCGAATGTATTAAGTACCAAAAAAAATGGGAAATGTACCGCAACTTACTTTCAAGGAACGAAAAACGTGAGCAAAAATGATACGCAACTTAAAACAATATTGGCGCACCTTAAAAAGAAGAAGTCTGCCGGGATTACTTCTTGGGATGCTATTACCAATTATGGCATTACTCGCCTGGCACATTACATACACCTACTTAGAGCAAGAGGTTATGGAATTGATGACGAGTTTGAGCGAGACATCCAAGACCGAACCCACAAGTGGAAACGATACTGGCTTACGAGTTCACCAAAAGCTGTAGCTAAAAAATAATAAGGAGAATTACATGGTAGGAAAAGTCACTCCCAACGATATGCTCTCTGCAAGCCGCCTCCCAGCGGTCTGCGGCATGAGCCAGTATCGGTCACCCAACGATGAGCTGCTTGCAAGTATTGCAGCCATCAATGGTGATGACTTACCAAACATCAGTAACGAGTCACTGGATTGGGGCAATCGCCTGGAGCCAACGATTCTGACAGAGGCAGCGCATAGGCTCGGCTGCCACCAGCTGGAGATTAACCACGAGAAACCATACTTTCACGATAAGTGGCCAATCTCATGCAGTCTCGATGGCACAGCCACAGGATCCATGGAGGAGGTCTTCACCGACCCAGAGCGTGGCATCTATGTGGTTGGTCAGTCTTCTATAAGACTTGAGGGTACAGGAGTCTTGGAGGCCAAGCTAACCGCGATGGATGCCGAGGATGTCTTGCCCTTGTACCGAGGCCCAATCCAGCTCCAAGCTCAGATGGCTATCACTAAGGCATCGTGGGGCGCTATCGCTGTACTGTATCGCGGTACAGAGTTGCGGATCTTCCTGTTTGCACCACACGCAGAGACCTTGGATCTCATCGAGAGAACTTGTAAGGACTTCCAGGATCGGCTGGATCGGTACAAGAATACTGGTGGCATAGACCACTATCCAGCTATCAATCCAAAGGATGCAGCAAGAACATTCT